TATCTTTTGTGCAGCAATCTGTGCTGCCATCTGTTGAGACTGCATATTTATCTGACCTGTCATAGCCTGCTTCTGCATCTCCATCTGTTCTTGCTTATCTTGCTTCTGCTTACGCTTTAACTTAAGGAGTTGATTAGCAAGCTTGATATTCTTAAGCTCTCTAATATCTATGGCATCCTCAAGATTAATATCCTGCTTAGATAAAGCCATCTGTATGTTCTGCTCAAGCTTAGCTTTGTCCTCTTCGTCAGGTGCTACCTCTATAAATATACCAAAGTCATATACGTACAGGTCGCTTATCTCATTAAGTATTGAGACGTTGTACTTTCCTATCTTGTTTGCAAAGTCGTCTTTAAAGTCAGCGTACTCAAGTATATCCGCAACACGGTACGTTAATGCCTCCGCTAAACTTCTGTATATGTAAAGGCTTCCATCAAGTATATGTCGAGTAGCTACATTAGAGTTTAATGCTGCAAGTTTCTGTAGTCCAACCAACGAGTTAGGGTCAGGATTACTTCCGTCTCTTGCCTCGTTTAATCCTGTTACGGTTCTAATCATACCTAAGTAATGATTGTAGTTTCCTATAAGCATCTGTGTCTTAGACGCTCCTGAATTAGATGTAAGCTGTTGTATAGGAACCTTTGCCTGATTATAGTCACCATCCTGAGTGTATGACCTTCCTATAACACTACCCGTTTGGAAGTATAACCTTAATGCATCCTCAGGGTTGTATGCGTTACCTGTACCGAGGTCAACCTCGTTCAACCCATCTGCATCTATATATACACCATCAGGTACTACCCTTGCAATAACCTGTTGTAGCTTTAGGTGTGTCATCTGTATTAAATCAGCAAATGGTACCATCCGTCTTACTAAAGACTCTAACCTACCCTTGTACATTCTTGGGGCAACTGCCACATAGTTTGGAAGGGCGTGCTGACTTGTTGACTTAGGTCTAACCATATTCTTTGCAAGCTCCCACTTTAATATGATATTGGTTCCCATAACCATTACACCGTCATACCACACGTCAATTGTTTTCTCAAACTTCTCAAAGTTTCCTTCCTCCATTACATCTACAGGTGGGTCGAATTGGTCATTCTTCTCAATCACCTTATTGCCGCCTGTTGCTGTAATCTTTTTCTTATAGACCATCTTCTCTGTGGTCTTATAGTTAAAGTATAATAATGTTACAGTATCCCTGAAGAAAATATCATTCTCATAGAACTGTGCTACGTTATAGTAGTCGTACCAAGATTGGCTGTACTTACTTATCTCCTCTAAATCTTCTGTTGTCAATGAAGGGTCTATCTTCATTAGCTCTGTAATAGGAAGTGTCTTAACCTCTCCCCAATAGAAACAATCCTTAAAGTGTGGGTCTTCAGTGTAGCTGTATACAACATTAGCAGGGTCTACATACGATACCTTTACCCCTGAGCCTTTTAAAAACTCGTGCTTTGCTATACCAATCCCTACCGTTGCTATGTCATAATCTACTCGCTTACGTAGGTCTATATAATGATTCTCTTCAAATATAGTATTGATAGCCTCTTCCTCTGCTATCTCTATAGCAGGCTTGTAGTTAAGCTGCATATATAAAGCCATCTCCTCATCATCTTGAGGTAGTGCATCCTCAGGCATTATAAACGGGTCGTATCCTGACTTCTCTTTTACTATAGAGAGCTGTTCTTTTGCAGCCATCTGCCCCTCCATCATATCCTGATACTTGCTTCTCTTAGCTTGAGACATTGCATCCTGAGCGTATGCCTTAACCTTAAACAGTCTGTCAGACATTCCGTTCACTACTATATCCACAAACTTAGGGATAACAGGAACAGGTGTCCAATCTAAGTTAAGATAAGACAGGTCGCCATCAATAGCCAACTCGTTCTTATACTTGCTTATTGACTGCTCACCTCTTGCGTATAATCTCAATCTGTGAAACTCTCTCCATTGGTCATAAAACCTACAACCATTTCCATCCTTACGAAACCATTCATACTGAATGGCTTGCCCTATCATCAACCCGTATTCATCTGTTGCTTTCTCAGCATCAGAAACAAACTGACTTGGAAACCCTGCAGATGAAATATTAATTTTTACATCCTTCATCTAATTATTTGACTTGTTTTTCCTGTATTAGTATACCTTGCAAAGTTAACTTTTATTTTTGATTCTTTTCTTTCGGGTTGATATAGGTTTTTTTGACACGCCATAATAGCCAAACCCGTACTAATAGAGGCATCAAATTTAGTCCTGTTGGTTATATCAAACTTTGCCCAATCCTCCAATGTCCTATTGAATGCCATCGAGTTCATATCGCCATTATCCCTTAACCCAATATGTCCCTCTATGTAAGACTCAATTGCTGCTGCGTGTGCTTGCTTAACAGCCTCACTTGAGTTAGGTATACCACCCAACTCTCTTTCTGTCTTAGACAGCTTCGTAAACGCCTTGTCGGGTCTATTGGTACAGAACCCTCTGTAGCCTCTATTCTTAAAATGATATAGCAACCTTGGCTTATTGTTCTCTATTAGTATTGGCATACCGTAAAACACGCAAGCCATTAGCACATCCTCAAAGAATATCTCGGCTGTCTGTGGTCGTGCAATATACTCTAAGAAGAACTCGTTGCTCGGAGCCTCTTCCATACTAAACTTTGTTAGCCCGTGTAGAGAACCGTTTGACCCCACACCTCCTACGGTCCCACTAATATCATATGAGTCACATCCAAAGCTCCCTATGTGTTCGTTGCCCGGATACATAACCCCATTCTTTTTTACTATCCTGTTCTGCAGGTTTCGATTTGGTACCCACGTAATAAAAAATCTACCTCGCTTGTCAGGATTAAACATAACCGTACTATCCTTGATACCGTTCTTCCAACTGAAAGACCCACGTGTCACATACTGCTCTGTTACCATACTATCGTTGTAGTCTATCTGCTGATATATCTTTGTCAAGTTAAACAGTGACTGCTTGCTCTCGTCCCTAAATGCGTGGGACTCAGTCCTTGGAAACTGTCTGTAGTACTCGTTTAATGCATCAGGGTCATTCTTTAATGACTCTACCTCGTTGTCCCAATACTCTACAGCACCTTGTGTAATCCACTCATTGTCAATACCTTTAACCTTACCGTCAGCATTCTTTAGCACAGGCATACCGTACCTGTCGATAAACCCTTCCATATTCCATTCCATAGGAATAAAAAGAGAGTACATACCACTCTTGGTCTGACCGTTAGCATTTCTTTTAGTTACATCAGAATCGTAGTACAGCCTCTTAAAGTTTTCTCCACCCTTGCTTAATGCATTTGATGTTGAGCCCATCATACACTTACCTATAATCCTGCTCCCTAATCTTAGACACGTCTTGGTGACACGCCAATTGTTTAGGATGTTGTTGGGCTTTAACCACTTCCCACTCTCATCGTGTACTAACAATAGAAGCTTCTCACCATCATAGCTGTTGTCGTCTGTGTTCTTCCAATCTATCGTGGTATCCAACCCCTCTATCTCATCAGCATCTATATCATACATATTCTTCTTGGTAATCTTAGCCGCAGGTACACGGTACGCTAACTCAGTCTTTGGTTTATCCATACCATCCATAATAGGCTTGAAGAAGAACGGTAGCCTGCTGTTTATTGGCACAACCTTGTCGGTAAACATCTTCTTAGCATCGCTACCCGTCTTGGATAGTATCCCAACCCTTGCATCTTTTGCAAGCGTACCTGTATTGACACACTCTGACGATGACATAAAGGAGAACCCTGAACGTCTAATCTTTAGGTATATCATCCCAAAGCTTCTCTTGTCTGCTTTACAAGCCTCCCAATATATATACAGTAACCTATTTGCCTCTCTGAAGTCAGGGTATCCAACATCTATTGTAGTCCATTGCAGATACATATAGTGTGCCCCGGTTATGTATGTAGGCTTGCCATTACTCATAAACCAAAAACCAAGCTCCCTATTATCGAACTCTGCTTCAATATAGTCCACCCATCTTGCCTTAAAATCTGACAGCATCTCATTCCACTGAAAGATGGATGAAATCTTAGATAAAGGTTTTGGTAAATCTTGACGCTCCCAATACTGTTCTTTCTTGTCCTTATGTCTTTGGTATATTTCTTTTGAAGGTTTGGGGAGTGCTATCTTTAGTCCTGATATTTCAATTATCTCTCCTATCTCTCCGGTCTTTGATATTACTATAACGTCATACTTCTCGTTATAACCGTACAGCCAAGACCTGTTGCGGTTCTTGTTAGTATACACGCTCTTAGGTATGTAGTCGTGTATTACTCGGTATATATTATTTGGACCTTCTTTCTGCAAACCCTTGTTTTGTATCTAACTTATTAGGCACACCACTACTCTCTATAGCCTCTCGCTCTTCTTCAATCCTCTTTAATATCTCAAAGGCATCGAATATTGCAAGCTTCTTTGTAGCAGCAGCATTCTTCAACCTATCTGCTGATATGTCATCCTCAGGGTCGTGCTTTATAATCTGCTCCTTAGCAACCTTTATTAGTTGTTCTACAGCCTTGTGACCTGCTTCAATTATTTTTAGCTTTATCGCCTTGGTGTCCATCTATGTTAAAATATTAATGATAAACAATATTAGTATTATATCTAAAATAATCTTTGTTATAAGCAAGACAGCTAATGATTTAAAAAACTTTCTCATAGCTGTAAGGTTATTGAGTGGTCGTACATTCTCCATAGTATCTCATCGTCTACCTTAAACTCATACTCCTGTGATGGCTTGTAGCATACTACATCACCCTCCTTTAGCCCCTGAGATTTTAGTCCATCATTTAGAATAGCAATGGTACCCATTAGAGGCTCATTGCTTATAGCTTTATATATATAGCTTTCTTTTGCAGGGATGGGTTTTATAAAACAGTAGCGGTCGTATCCGTGCCACTCACCATTTTTTTTATATGCAAAGAATTGGTCGGGGTCTAAAAAGAATATGTTCTCTTTAAAAAAACTTTTCCCGCTCTGTCTCCTGCCCTTCATATCATTGTAGAACTTAAAGACATTGTGGTGAACCAATAATACATCACCCATTTCAATTGGACCGTTATAGTTTAGTGGTGTTTCTATTACTACAGCCTCTCTATTAGAGGCTGACACATCCTCTTCTGATGTGCTAACTATAAACTCTATTCCTGCTATTGTCTTGGTGTTGTTATATCTTTTCTTATTTACGGGTTCTACTATAAACTGATATATTGATTTCATTAAAAATTTATATTAAATTCAATTGACACAGGCACTGTAGATGTAAACTCTTTCCACAGTATAACCTCTTGACTTGTGCTCTCTATCCATATCTTTATAGAGTCGCTCTCATCGTAATATTTTATTAGATGAATAGTGTGACTACCGTTTAGTATCTCCTGACCTACTATGTAGTGCATAGCCCCCGACTTGTAGTCAGGTCCAACACTTATCTTACGAATATCCATTATTGTTTTACCATTAATACTCCGGCACCGTTTGCATTAGCTGCTGTTGTTTGATACACATCTCCTTGTGTTAGTCCTGCTAATCCTGCTGCTGCATCATCGTCATATGCAGTTATGGCAGTCATTCTTAAAGGAATAGCTGAAGCTATATCTATTAATACATCTACAAAAAGTTTATTACTTACAACAATATCCCCGGTTAAATTAATACCTCCCGTTAAATTTATATCGTTTGTTGCTGTGTTTCCTGCTGCTAATACACTTTCTAAATCTACATTTATATCTACCCACTCTAAAGCGTTAGATAAAGATTTAACAAGAGCCTGCCCGGCTGTACCTGTATTACCACT